GAACGCATGGCTTCAGATAACGAGAAAGAAGGACTTCGTATTGGTGCAGATATTTCACGAAGTAAAGCTGACATGGACATAAAACAACAGCAGCTTAATAAACCTAAAGGAGTTAAATGACAACAGTACAGGAATACACGTCGTTTGTTGACATCCTGCGCAGAAAAATTCGGGACGATATGAACAACTACGCGGACGACATTTCAGGTGGCGTTTGCGCTGATTATGCGGCTTATACAAAGCTTTGCGGTGTGATTCAAGGTCTAGCTATCGCAGAGCGCCACTTACTTGACCTTGCTGAGAAAGCTACAAAGGATGACTTCGATGAGTGATTTAGTACTCCCGCAGTATTTAAAGGACTTGATTAAAGCAGAAACCGCTTTGAAAGAGGAAGACACAGATGCACCTGCTGACGCAGAAAAAGCGCGTCAACTACCAAGACCTGTTGGACACAAAATTTTGTGCGCTATTCCACCAGCAGGGGATACGTTTGATGATTCGATGATTGCTAAAGCAAGTCTGTCGCAACGCATTGAAGAGCAAACTTCCACAGTGTTGTTTGTTGTGGCATTAGGTTCTGACGCATACAAAGACCCAGATAGATTCCCCGGCGGTCCTTGGTGTAAGGAAGGTGATTTTGTTTTGGTTCGTGCTTATAGCGGTACACGATTCCAGATTCACGGACGTGAATTCCGCATGATCTTTGACGATCAGGTTGATGGCACGGTAGAAGACCCTCGCGGTTACGCACGCGCAGCATAAGGAGAAATTTATGGCTAACGAAGAATACATGACGGAACTAAAAATTCCGGGCAAAGGCGGGGATGATGACCTGCCAGAAATACGGATGGAAGACGATGATATTGATATCAGCGCCGAGTCCGATGTCGAGATCGAAATTGAAGACGATACCCCCGAACAAGACCGAGGCAGAAAACCTCTGGACCGCGACGTAGCTGACCCTTCTGATGAAGAAGTGGAACAGTACAGCGACAAGGTTCAAAAGCGTATCAAAGAGTTGGCTCATGCCCGGCACGACGAACGCCGTGCTAAAGAGACAGCCCTGCGTGAACGCGAGGAAGCCATTCGGGTAGCCCAGCAGCTTGTAAATGAAAACAAGCAATTGCGCGGGTACGTTAATTCTGGGGAACAGACCTTTGCTGAAGTACTGAAGTCAAAAGCAGAGGCCGATCTGGAGATGGCTCGGAAACAATACAAAGAGGCTGCTGAGTCTTACGACACTGATGCAATGTTGGCGGCGCAAGAAAACTTGCAAGATGCCAAGATTAGGTTGGACAAGGCAAATAATTTTAAGCCAACCTCTTTACAAGTTGAACAAGAAGAGGTATATAGTCAACCATCGCCTCAACCCGAGGTGCGCCCCGACGATAAGACCTTGCGCTGGCAAGCTAAAAACCAGTGGTTCGGAGCGCCCGGTTACGAGGAAGTCACCGCAATGGCTCTTGCTGCACATCAGCGGCTAACTGCGGAAAACGGCGCTGACTACGCCCGGACAGATGAATACTTCGAGAGAATTGACTCTCGCCTCAGAGAAAAGTTCCCCGAGATTTTTGGGGAGCCTGCAAAGCCGCAAGGCGCATCCACTTCAAAAAGACCAGCCGCGACAGTTGTCGCTTCCGCTGCGCGTTCTACTGCAACTAAAAAAGTTAAGTTGACAAGATCGCAAGAAGTAATAGCAGCCAAACTTGGCTTAACTACTAAGCAGTATGCCGTTGAACTTATGAAAATGGAGGCCCGAAATGGCTAATAACCGCACTCCCCGTGAACTTGATACACGCGAAGAATCAACTCGTGACGACTATAAACCGCCGAGCGTACTGCCAGACCCAATTCCTGACCCGGACTTTAAGTTCCGTTGGATTTCGACTCACGTCTTTGGTCAAGCTATCCCATCTCATGTGTCATTACAGATTCGTGAGGGTTGGGAGCCTGTAAGGGCGGTAGATCACCCAGAATTGAAGCTAAACGCCAATGAAAACGGCGAAGTGCAGATGGGCGGTTTACTACTTTGCAAGATGCCGCATAAGAAAGTTGAAGCTCGAAATGATTATTACCAACGTCAGGCAGAAGGCTGGATGCAGTCGGTTGACAACAACCTTATGCGTCAAAGCGACCCAAGGATGCCTCTGTTCAATGAACGGAAATCTGCGACAAGTTTTGGCAAGGGTATTAAGTAATTTTTTAACTTTGGAGTTTAACTATGGCATATCCTACAGTTGACAAGCCCTATGGCTTGCAGCCGGTCAATTTGATCGGCGGTCAGGTGTACGCCGGTTCCACTCGCCTAATGTCAATTGCTAGTGGTTATGCCACCAGCATTTACTACGGTGACGTGGTTAAGCGTGTATCTAACGGCACAATTGAGAAAGATACTGGTACTGGCACTGCTACGCCGGTAGGCATTTTCTTGGGTTGTACTTACACTAACCCAACTAATAGCCAGAAGACATTTGCGCAGTATTACCCTGCTAGCACCGCTGCAAGTGATATTCAAGCTTATGTAGTTGATGACCCTGATGTTTTGTTTAAAGTAGCTTCATGCTCCAACACAACTGTGACTTTTTTCGGCCCCGCTGTTGTTGGTGAAAATGCTGTTTTGGTACAGAACGCAGGTTCAAACAACACTGGTGATTCGGCTGTTGGTATCTTCGGTGGTAACACCGCAGTTACTGCGTCGTTCCCTATCCGTATTGTTGATCTTGTACCTGATACTTCCAACGGCTCTAACGGCTATTGCGAGTTTATTTGTAAGTTCAACGCACCGTTTGCAGTTACCACGGTTACCGTTAACTTGGCTGGCGCTAACACCGCTGTAACCACTATGACTGGCGGACATCAGTATCTCAATCCGACAGGCGTATAAGGAGCATAAATAATGGCTATTTCACGCGCACAACTACTGAAAGAGCTGCTCCCCGGCCTGAACGCACTGTTCGGTTTGGAGTATGCTCGTTACGGCGAAGAACACAAAGAAATCTACGAAACAGAGACTTCTGAGCGTTCGTTTGAAGAAGAAACCAAGCTGTCAGGCTTTACTGCTGCACCTGTCAAGAACGAAGGTAGTGCAATTCGTTACGACAATGCGCAAGAAGCTTGGACTGCAAGGTATAACCACGAAACAATTGCTCAGGGCTTTGCTCTGACCGAAGAGGCAATCGAAGATAACTTGTACGACTCTTTGTCGGCTCGTTACACGAAAGCTCTCGCACGTTCGATGGCTTATACCAAGCAAGTTAAAGCAGCAGCGGTTATTAACAACGGCTTCTCCAACAACAGCCAGTACTACGGCGGTGATGGCGTGCCTTTGTTCTCAACTGCACACCCACTAGTATCTGGTGGCACTAACAGCAACACGCCGACTACTCAGGCCGACTTGAACGAGACTTCCTTGGAAGCCGCCGTTATTCAAATCGCTGCTTGGACTGACGAACGTGGTCTGTTGATTGCTGCCAAGCCACGTAAACTAATCATCCCATCGGCTCTGCAATTCGTTGCGACTCGTCTGTTGGAAACCAGCCTGCGTGTTGGTACTACCGACAACGACATCAACGCGTTGAAGAACAATGGTTCGATTCCAGAAGGCTACACGATCAATCACTTCTTGACCGACACAAACGGCTGGTACTTGACTACCGACGTTCCAAACGGCATGAAGCACTTTATTCGTGTTCCAATGTCTACTGGTATGGACGGTGATTTCGATACTGGTAACGTACGTTACAAGGCTCGTGAGCGTTACTCGTTTGGCTGGTCTGACCCGCTAGGCATGTTCGGTTCGCAAGGTGCGTAATTGAGTGAGGGGGGCTTTCGCCCCCCTTTCTTGTATGGTATAAAAGAAGTATTCCGGGGTACCCGGTTTGGCAGACAGTCCCGGCTGACTTTCATGCAGACTGCCAATACCTAACTCGCATGAAGAGGACAATTTATTATGGGAATTGCAACTACCCAAGCTATTTGGCGTTCGGGCGGCGACGACTCGACACGCACAGCTTACTGCGGCTCTATGGTTATGGCCGCAACTTTCTATGGCGCAAACGTAGCCGTTGCCGGCAATGTTACTGTAGCGCTTGGTCAAACTGCCACACTAATTCTGCCAGCTAATGCTGTTGTTACGTCAGTAATGATTACCGACCCTTCAACCGCTGGCTCCATCAATGTGGGCTACGTATTGGTCGATGGTTCGGCTTCTAACACTAGCTATTTGGTACAGACAGCAACAGCAACTTCACCAATCACAATCACCCCGGGTTCAACAGGTAACGGTGCTGGTTTAGGTACAGTCATGTCTGCAACTAAAGAAGCGGTTATCACGCTTGAAAGCTCAAACGGCGCTTCTGGCAACGTAGGCGGCACCATTCAGTATTACGTAGCTGACTACCTGTTCGGTCAACAGAACGTCTAATAAGGAGGCATCACCATGATGCAAACAGACGTTAAGGCTAAAAGCCTTGGGGCGACAGGCTTGGTGTACGAAGGACGTGCGCGAGTTAAAGGATTGATTATTGGCGCTAGTACTAGTGCGGGTAACGTGACGTTGACTGATGGCACCACAAACGTGCTTGCCATTCAAACTGTAGCAAACGGAGAAACTTTCAACGCGCTTATTCCGGGCGAGGGAGTTCTTTTTCAGACTAACGTATCCGCGACGTTGCTTAACACAACCGTTACGGTGTTTTATGGCTAAGTCCCCAGCATGGCAGAGGAAAGAGGGCAAGTCCGAGAAGGGCGGTTTGAACGCCAAAGGCCGAGCCTCCTACAACGCAGCCAATCCGGGGAAGCCGGGCTTGAAAGCCCCGCAACCGGAAGGCGGTTCAAGACGGGACTCCTTCTGTGCGCGTATGAAAGGGATGAAAAAGAAACTCACTTCTCCCAAAACCGCGAACGACCCGAACAGCCGGATTAACAAATCATTGAGAGCTTGGAAGTGCTGACATGGTTGATGAGATACAAACTGCTAGAGAGCTTGCAACGCACGCTAATGACATAAAGCACTTGCAAGATGATATGGATGCGATGAAAGAAGACATCGCAGCTATTCGTGCGTCAATAGAAAACATAAACAAAACGCTGTCTGAAGCTAAAGGCGGTTGGAAAGTACTGATGATGGCCGGCGGGGCTATAAGCGCTATTACCGCTATTGTTGGTTTTTTCACAGGAAGGATGACCCACTAATGCCTAGCGTTAGTGCAAAGCAAGAACGGTTTATGCAAGCCGTGGCGCACAATCCTAAATTTGCAAAAAAAGTAGGTGTGCCTACCAGTGTAGGCAAAGAATTTACTAAATCAGGAGGCGGTATGGCTACGAAGATGAACGCAGGTTTTATGGCAATGATGAAGAAAAAATCAGGCGACAAACCAGCTAAGAAAATGGCGATGGGTGGTTACGCTGATGGTGGCAAGATGCCTATGAAAAAGATGGCTAATGGCGGCATGACGTCAATGGGCGCAGTTAAAACTGCTGCTCCTAGCCGTGACGGTATCGCAGAGCGCGGCAAAACCAAAGGCAAGCAGATTGTCATGGCTGGTAACAAGAAGATGAACAAAGGCGGACGGACCTGCTAATGAGAGCCTCACGCGGCATGGGTGATATCAACCCTTCCAAGATGCCCGGCGGCAAGAAAAAAGCCCGTCGGGATGACACCAACTTTACTGAGTACAAGAAGGGCGGCTCTGTAAGGTTAGGTAAGCCATCTGTGGAAGAGGCTGTGAGAAAAGCTGCTAAAGGGTCGAAAGTAAATGCCGCTGGCAATTACACTAAACCAAGTTTGCGTAAACGGATTGTCTCGCAAGTAAAAGCCGCAGCAACTCATGGCACTGGCGCAGGTCAGTGGTCAGCCCGTAAAGCGCAGTTGGTGGCGAAGAAGTATAAGGCTGCTGGCGGTGGGTACAGGGGCTAGCGTGAAAGCCCCGCAACAGTCGCTTAAAAATTGGGGAGATCAGAAATGGCGAACCAAAAGCGGAAAGCCATCGTCAAAGACAGGAGAGCGGTATCTCCCGGAAAAGGCAATCAAGGCGTTAAGCCCAGCCGAGTATGCCGCCACGACGAAGGCAAAGCGGGTAGGGAAGAAAGCAGGAAAACAGTTTGTAGCGCAGCCTAAAGGCATTGCAAAGAAAACAGCGGGTTTTAGATAATGGCATATACCACCGACACCACATCGTTTAACCCAACCCTCAACGATTATTTCGAAGAGGCGTTTGAGCGTTGCGGCGTTGAGATGCGTACGGGCTATCACTTTAGAACAGCGCGGCGTAGCTTGAACTTGATGTTGAACGAGTGGGCAAACCGTGGGGTGAACCTGTGGACGATTGAGCAAGGCCAGATTCCAATGGTGCAAGGTGTAACTACGTATGACCTGCCTGATGACACTGTTGATCTTCTTGAACAAGTTATTCGTACACAAGCTAACGATGCACCAAACCAGACGGACTTAAATATTACGCGTATTTCTGTATCGACGTACTCAACCATCCCTAATAAGTTGGCTCAGGGTCGTCCGATTCAGGTGTGGATTAACCGTCAGTCTGGGCAAAAGTCAGGGTCGGAAGCAGCAGTAGCTGCCCATCCACAGATCAATGTCTGGCCTACACCAGATCAGGGCACGGAAACTAATCCGTACTACGTGTTTTACTACTGGCGTATGAAGCGCATATACGACGCTGGTAACGGTGTTAATGCAGTTGAGA